CCTTACAAACTCTCTGGTCTGCCTTGACGGGTGGCCCATAGTGGCGCGAAAGTTGACGGAATGGCACGCGCAGCAGCCAAAGCTCAGAAGCCCGCTCCCCCTGCTCGACTCGGCACCACCCTCGAGGAGGTCGAGGAAGTGATCCGGCAGTTGAAGCAGGACCGCCGGGACGCGGAGCTTGACCCGGCGATGACGCTGCGGAACCGGGCGGTCATCTCTACCTCCTTGGCCGCTGCTCTTCGCCAGCTCTCGCGCGTCCGTGGCGAGACGGAGCTGACAGCGCGGCAGGTAATAGAATCGCCGCACTTCGGGCGCGTGCTGGATGCGTTGATCGTTGTGCTTCGCCCGCACCGGGAGGCGTGGATGGCGGTGCGCGCGGAGCTCAAGAGAATCGTGGAGGCCGGGTGAGGACCTCGCGCGCGGCCCCCGGCGTCGCTCGCACCTCGCGCAAGGCAAGCCCGGCATCGGAGCTTTTGCGCAGGATGGATCTCGAGGACGAGGCGGCGGCGTCGACCGCGTGGCCGTCGAAGTACTACGCGACGCGCCCGCTCGAGTTCTGCGCGAACGTGCTCGGCGTGCGCCTGTGGAGATTTCAGTGTGAGATCGTCGAGACGATTTCGGTGTCTAGGAAGACTTCGATCGCGGGGGGAAGGAAGGTTGGGAAAGATTTCGCGGTGGCCTGCGCGTGTCTTTGGTTCTGGGCGTGCCACCCGGGCGCGAAGGTGATCCTGTACGGGCCGAAGCTCGAAAGCATCGAGGAGATCATTTGGCCCGAGATCCGGAAGGCGTGGCGCGAGCATGGGCGCTGCGTCGCGTGCAAGGCGAAGCTGGCCGAAGGCGAATCGGTGCCGCTCCCCTGCGCGCACTCGGCAATGATGGTCGGGTCGATCGGCGTGGGCTGCGAGACGGGGCTGCGCGCGACCGACGACCGCGCGATCTTCGGGATGGTGGCGCGCCCCGGCGGCGGCGGACTTCGCGGGCTGTCGGGCGAGTACCTCATGTCTGTCATCGATGAGGCTTGCTACGTGGACGACGAGCACATTTCGACCATCGAGGGCAATCTCGCGGCGGCGCACGCAAAGCTTGTGGCGCTCACGAACCCGGTGAAGACCTCGGGGTGGGCGTGGCGGAGCTTCCACACGAACGCCGCGGACTTCGTGCGCCCGGACGGCACGAGCGCGTGCCTTAGCTGCTCTTCGCTGGAGAATCCTAATATCAAGGACGGAGCGGACATCCCGGGCCTTGCTTCGCGCGCGTGGGCGGAGAGCTGCCGGCGCGCGTGGGGGGAGCGCTCGCAGGCGTGGATGACCGACGTCCTGGGCATCTGGCCCAAAGCGGAGGAGGGCCAGCTTATCCCGCTCGACGTGATTCTCGAGCGCCCGCAAGAGTGGCTCAAGACGCGCCACTTGCCCGTCGAGGGGCGCTTGGCGATCGGCGTGGACGTCGCCGGCGAGGCGAGGACGGGCGACCGGACTGCGATCACGGTGCGGCGCGGGAACCGTGTGCTTTGCTTCTGGACGTCCGAAGAGCTTGGACCGGGCGAGCTTTGCACTCCGGACCGAATCCTGTCCCAAGTCCTGATCCTCCTCGGCCGCTACAGAACGAGCAAGGATGTCGACGACCAGCGCCCCCGGGTGGTGATCGACCGTGACGGCGCCGAAGGGGCGCGCGTGTATGACGTCTTCCTTGCGCACGCTCGGAACAATTACGGGATGATGCTCGTCACCGAGTTCCGCGGATCTCCGAAGCCGACGAACCCAACGCTCGCGATGACGTACAAACTGAATCGCGATCTTCTCTTCGGAACCCTCCTCGAGTGGGTGCGCGACGGGGGGTGCTGGCCAGAGAACCAACGACTGCGCGCGCAGCTCATCGCGCTCCGCTGGATCGACAATGAGGCGGGCAAGCAGGTCTTGATCCGCAAGGACGACCTGCGCGAAATCCTAGAGGGATCTTCCCCCGATGAGATGGACTCGCTAGCGCTGTCGTGCTGGATGATGGGCCGGAATGTAATCGAGCTTCCGACGGTGCCGTCTGCGTCGCCGGGGCCACTGATGCCGTACACTCAAGGCCGTTCTGTTCCGGAGGGCCGGTACTTGAGCGAGGCATACGGGCTTACCCGGCGCGGGCCTCGATAGTTGCCGAGCACGATGCTGCTCGTGTAGTTTCGAGCCGTGGGCCTGTTCAGCGATTTGCGCGGAAAGGTGGCTGGTAAGGTCGCGTCGGTCTTCATTCCGCCGTACCTCCCCGCACCATACCGATCCGCCTATGCAGACGAGCCCGAGCGTATCCGGCTCGAGCGCCCGCTACAGACGCATTCGATCCAGCGATTCTATCAGGCGGACATCGAAGACGCGCTCCACATGGCGGACGCAGGAGATCTTACGCTGGTGGCGCAGTTGTCTCGAGCGCTCCGGCGTGACGGAGTTGCCGGGGGGTTGCTTTCGACTCGCGCCTCCGGGCTTACGCGGCTTCCAAAGCTTTTCCGCGGCACCGCGAGCGCGGTCGAGGCACTCGAGAATCGTGAGGGTCGTACGGGGCTCTTCGACCGGATCTTTCCTCCAAAGGAACTCGCCCTCTGGATCGGTGACGGGATTTTGAACGGCGTCCGGTTCGGAGAACTCGTGCCGCTACCCGATCGTCCCGAGCCGGTGTTCGTTCGGATCGATCCGCAGTTCTTGCGATACGTCTGGGGGGACAATCGTTGGTACTACCGGAGCGTCGGGGGCCTCATCCACGTCGTGCCCGGTGACGGCCGCTGGGTGCTTGGTTTTCCGGGAGGGATCCAAAATCCGTGGCAGAACGGACTGTGGAGTTCGCTCTCTCGGTCGTACGTCTCGAAGGATCACTCGTTCCACTACCGCGAGGCGTACATGGCGACCCTCGCGAATGCCGCGCGCGTGGCAGAGGGACCGCTAGGTGCCACCGAGGACGAGAGAGAGGGCTGGGCGCAAAAGCTGATGGCCTGGGGACTCAACTCCGTGTTCTCGCTGCCGAAGGGCTGGACGGTCAAGCTCCTCGAATCGAATGGCATCGGGTATCAGGCATTCAAGGAAACGATCGAGAGCTGCAATTACGACATGATGATCGCACTCGCCGGTCAGCTCGTCACGGTGACGGGCGGCGTCGGCTTCGCGAACGCGGACATCTTCAAAACGATCGCGCTCGACCTTATCCAGGATGATGCGGATGGCGCGTGCGGAGACCTGAACGAGCAGGCCTTGCGCCCCATCGTGAACAACATGCTGGGCAGCGGCGAGCGCGGGACCGTCGAGATTGACACTACGCCGCCGACGGACTTGACCGCGGTGGCGAACAGCATCACGGCGGCATGTGAAGCGGTCGCGGCGTTCAATCAGCAGGCGGCGCCGTACGGTTTCGAGGTCGACCTCCAGGAAATCGTCACACGGTATCGGATCCCGGTTCGAAGGGTTGCGCCCCACGCGCCGCCGGCGGCGGAGCCGGTGTCGCCGGACGTGAGCGGAAAAAAGCCGGCTCTGTCCCTAGTGAAGGGCGATGTGGCGCAAGCTTCGGCGATGGCCGTTGCGGAAGTATTCGCACACTGGAGAGCCGCACGTGAGCGCGACAGCGCATGATTTCGACGAGTTCGCGGACTTCCTGCACTTCTTTGCAGCGTTCGATCCAGATCAGGCGCGCGACTCTAGAGGTCGCTGGATAAGTTCGGGATCCGGGGACGCCGCCGCTGCAAGCGGCAAGGCGAAGAAAACAGGAAAGTCCGAACATGACGAGAAGGCCGCCGAAGCTCATCGCAAGGCAGCAGAGTTTCACTCCAAAGAGGTCGCTCGTCGCTCAGAACTTCTCAAGCATGCCCGAACGAAGAAGGATCGAGAAAGGCATGCGAAGGCGATCGAAAAGCATGGATACGCCGCGCTGCATCATTCGGAGCAGGCCGAAAAGCACAGGAAGATGGCGGAGTTCTCCCGCAAGGTTGAGCACCCTACGCTGAAAAATCTCGGCATCGATCATTCGGTAGTGGAAAGAGGGACTGTCGAGGCTGCCGAGCGCGCGATAGTCCTCGGTGGCTTCGGGCCCCATCTCGCGAGGAGCCCACTTGAACGCATCGATAATCATGGGCCCGTATCGGCAGCTGGGCGACGGACCCCAAACGGTGTCTATGCGCATCCAAAAGCGCGAGCTGGCAAGATCTCCATCAAGAACACGGAGGCGGCGGCTCGGACATTTGATCGCACCGAGTCGCACTGGGCAAAGATCGGCGGTCGCCAACAACTTGGCGGCGAGGACGTGTTCAGCGTCTCGACCCTGGCTCGAACCCCGGAAGAGATGCGACAGCGAACGATGGTCCACGAGCTCTCGCACCACATTCACCTTGACGAAAAGGACCCGTTGCCGGTCAAGCATTGGAGGGACATCAAAAAGGCTTATCGTAAGAGAGTCGCCGTGAGCGATACCGAGGCGAGCCTCCGTCATGGCGCGTGGGTGCCCTCCACTTACGCCATGGCAGATCACAAGGAGTGGTTCGCCGAACTGCATACGGCCTACGTGTTTCATGGAAAGGAATTGCAGGCGCACGATCCGGAGGCATACTCTCTTGTGCAGGCCGTGAGGGAAGCTCGAGGAATGAAACCGTGAAGGATCGAGATTTGGCGCGACGGGCCTTCGCCCTCATCCAGGCTGCCAGTGCGTGCGCTCCACTTGGCCCATCAGACTTCGGGGCGTTAGCCGCGAGCGTCGACGCCCTCGCAGAGCAGGCGTCCGATCCTGACCTGTTCGCGGAGATGGTGGCGGAACAGCTCGCATGGCTCGAACCGGGCGGGCAGTTTGAGAGCCCGGATCTCGCGGAGCAGTAGGGCACGAGCTTTTTCCCTTGTCCGCTGGATCGGTGGTATCGCTCGTATCTGTGACATGCGCGGCAAAATCCTCGCCTTTGCTGGACGAGTCCCCCCCCGAGAAATCCAGCTCTGGCGAATTGGCCCGAATCCCACGGACTACGGCATCCATGTCTGGTCAGATCGTTCCGTTGCTGAGGTCGGCTCCGTTTACTCCGCTCGCGGCAACCCGCTTCTCATCGATGTCGAGCATCTCGGCGCAATCACGCCAGAGGGTGAGCCTCCCCCTACCGGAGGATATGCGACCCTCGAGATCCGAAACGGCGAACCCTGGCTCACCTTCGAGTGGAGCGATTACGCCGCCGAGCAAATCGCCAGCGGTCAGCGACGATTTCTCAGTCCCGAGTACGACACCGACAAGGCGACGGGCGAGATCCTTAGGCTCTATCGCGTCTCTCTTGTCGCCGACCCAGGAACCCATCACGCACACGTCCTTGCGAGCGCAAAGGTAAGACCCATGGATCCCACGTTGAAAGCCGCCCTCCTCGCCGCGTCCTCCGGAGAAGATCCGGAGGCGGCTCTCGCCTCTGTGCGTGCGCTCCTCGCGGAGCTCGAGAAAGCCGAAGGCGGCGCGGCGCCGGGCGCAGAGAGTCCCGCGGAGGGCGACATGGCGGCGGCTCCGCCGCCGGCTGCCGAGGGTGGCGGAGAGCCTCCGAAAGAGAAGCCCTACGCTCCGACGTCCGCGGATGCGGAAGTTACTGAGCCTGACGTCGCAGCGGCCGCCGAACCTCCTGCGGCGGAAAAGATGGCCGCTGCGGCGCCTCCTCCTCCAGTCGTGCCGAAGCTTCCGAAGCGAGTGATTGCCAACGCTCGTCCTGCGGCATCGGCCGCGCCCGTCGACAAGGTCTTGGCGACGAGGATGGATAACATCGAGCGCGACATGCTTATCAAGGATGCCGGCGACAAGCTCACCGGCCCCGTCAAGATCTGGGCTTCGAGCCAACCGGTCGAGGTGGTTCGGCAATACCTCGCCGCTCTGCCGGGCCCGCTCACGCCGCCCGCGCAACCGAACCCCACCCGCGGAGGGGACGGGACAGGACCGAACGGCGCCGCTCCGGTGTTCCGTACGAAGGAGGCGCGTGAGCGCTTCAAAAACTCGGCACCCATGCCGATGGGGCCTCAGTACGAGATGGACGATACGGGGCGCCGGGTGCTCCGGATTCACGCCTGCTGCCCCGGCGAATATCGCGCGGCGCAGCGGGTCAACGCAGTGCAAGCCGCGCACGCCGCGGGAGGTAAGTAAATGAGCGCGCTCACGTCCAACTTTGTTGGCTCGGTCGAAACGATCGAGCGCGACCTTCGACCCCTCGCGGCGGGGCAGGTGACCTATGAGGGTCATATCTGTGTTGCGAACCCCGGCGGTTCTGCCGCTGGGTACTACGGGGAGGCGACGGGCGCCGCCGGGGAGATCCCTGTCGGACGCTTCTACGGACAGTACGGCGCCGTAAACAACAGCGCCGGAAGCGCGGGCGCCGCTTTCGCGGACGTGCAGTTTTTCCGCGAGCGCACTCTGATGCTCCTGAACAACAGCACGACGCATGCGCTCACCGCAGCGAATCGCGAGACGGACATGTACATCCAGGACGCGATCACGGTCTCGACCCTCAACACGCTGGCCAAGCTCGGCAAGTTCTACGATTTCAGCGAAGACGGATCCGGCCTGTGCTGGGTCGAGTTTCCCTACCCCGCGTCGATCTAACGGCTGACCGCACGAAAGGCTCAAGGCAATGGCTGAGGTAAACCCGCTCTACGTCCTCGATATCAATACGAGGCTGGAGAGCCTGATTACGGGTAACTGGCAGCGGGCGGTCAAGCACGCGGGCGCTTGGGGCAAGGTCATGAAGGCCCGGCCCGGACAGGGGAAGATCGAGATCCTCACGTGGCTCTTGGACACCGTCGGCATCTACCCGCAAGGCAACGGCGGCAAGATGCGGTTCGACGACATGACCGCGATGCAGACGGAGATCATCATCTCGAATTTCGGGAGCGGCCTTCGCCTCACGAGCAACGAGATCAAGGACAACCAGCTTGAGAAGAACCCGAAGGTCGGCGCGATGGACTACGCCGACAAGTGGGCGCGCGACCGTGGCGCGGAAGGGGTCCTCTTCCCCCGCAAGAACATGTTCAGCCTCATCGGCGCCGGCGGCACGGCGACCACCTATGACGGCCTGAGCTTTTTCAACACGGCTCACCCGATCGACCCTGGCAAGCCCTCGGGCGCCACGTTCTCCAACATCCTCGACGTGGCGACCGTCGGCGGCTCGTGCGACATCTCGGTTACCGGAAGCTCGGCGGGCTCGATCAACGACCTGGCGACGGCGGGAGAAAACCTTGGCCGAGCGCTGGGCTACATCGGGAGCCTGACGTTCAACGCCGCGGGGACGCCTCGCTACCTAGTTCCTCGCGGCGTGCTCGTCCCCACGACCCTCGACTACCGCGCGCGACAGCTCCTCGGCATGAGTTCGGATGGCGTCTTTGGCGGAGGTAACGCAGGCGCCGAACTCATCTCGATGAGCTCCAACGTGCTCGAGTCGTACGGCCTCGACGTCATCTCCGCACCCGAGGTGAACGCGATCAACACGGCGAACTCGACGCCAAACGCGTACTACATCTACGTCGAGGATACGATTTCCGACGAACTCGGCGCACTCATCATGAGCGAGCGTGAGCCCTTCGAACTCCAGGGGTACCCCGACGTAGCATCGGCTCGCGGCAACCGATCGCAAATGTGGGAGTGGAACCTGATTGGACGCTACGGCTTCCAATATGGTCACCCCTATCTTCTGTTCCAGGTCCTCGCGTCCTAAGCTGTCCGGATGATTCCGGCGTTCGTCCAAGCGGTCTCGACGCAGGGCTTCACGCTCCGCTCGTCGATGAGCCCTTCTGACGTCCAGATCGTCGAGAATAAGCAGCCGGGTTTCACGGCGCGCGCGCTCCTCGGGACGCAGTCTCGAATCTATGGGCAGCTCCGGAAGCGCTACCTCGTCGACACGCTCGGGCAGTCGATGGGACCCCCCTCGGGTACCGGAATCACACCCCCGCCGATTTCCTTCGTCGGCGTCCCGGCGCGCGGGGACATCGAACTCCAGATCATGATCACTACCGGCGGCGTCGCAGGCGTTGCGGTCTTCTCATGGCAGGACAACAGTGCGCCGCTCGTCAACGGGCAGGTCCCGATCATCGGACCCGTGACGACTGGTCCGCTCGTAGCACTCGCCGGGACGGGGGTTTCCATCCTCTTCCCTCTGTCTCCGGCGAGCTACGACCCTTCGAACGTGTACACCGCACAGACGCCTGTGCCCGACGTCATGATTCGGTGGATCGTCGACATGACGACGCCGCGTGTATTCGAGCGCCGCGGGGTTCACCCGTCGAACGATGATGCGATCAAACTTATGTTCGAACGGGAGGCTACGGCCGCGAGGGAGGTCGCTGATGCGGCGAACAGCGAAACCGGACTCTTTGACCTTCCGCTGAACACGGACACGGGCGGATCGGGAGTGACCGCGCCAGCGCCGATCGCACATTCCCAGGCCTCCCCGTATCACTGGATGAACATCCAGCGCGCGCGCGGCCGACGAGAGGACAACCGAGGCGGCGGCGGGGGCTTCGGGAACCCACCATTTCTATGAGCATCGACACCATGATCGCCAAGATGCGCGAGCTCGGCGCCTCGGGTGAGCGCGTAGCGAAAGCGGCGGCCCCCCTCGTCGAGGCGGCGGTCAAGGCGACCGCTGCGGCAGGCCTATCGCCGAACGGCAGGCCGTGGGCGCCCCGCAAGGACGGCAAGCCCGCACTCCAGAACGCGGCGGCGGCGGTCGCGTGTCGTGCGCGCGGCTCGGTCGTCCAGCTCTACCTGCAAGGCACTTCGACGGGCTCGCAGAAGGTCCAGGCCGTGCAAAACGCCCGCCGAGGCATTCTCCCCGCGAAGGGCGAAGGCCCTCCACCGATCATCGTCGCGGCGCTCGAGGAAGCTGGCGCGAAGGTGTTCAGGCAAATCATGGAGGGCGGGTGAGCGCGCAGATCGTCCTCGGCTCGGCCCCGCAAGGCGATCCGATTGTCGAGGCGATGTACCGCCTGCGAAACTGGTTCGCGGAGCCGTGGGTACAGGCGAAGTACGCCTACCAAGGGACCGCGGTGCCGCAAGTGCATTTCGGCTGGCGCGCGCGCGAGGAGCAACTCAACGCGGACTCTGCCGGCGCGAACCGCGTGGTCCTGATGCCAGGGTGGGGACCGAAGGGGACCGACCTCGGGAACTTCACGCCCCCCATCCGAACGAGCGCTCGGCCGCGCACGCTGGCGACGCAAAACTATCGATTCACCATGTCGTGCTGGTCGGTCGACAACTCGGACACCCACGACGAGGCGAAGCAGGCGAACGCCGCCAGCGCTCTCTACCAAGCTTCTTGGCAGGGGCTCCATAACGGGTGGCGCGAAGACGAGGGGGGCACAGTCGCGCTCACCGGAAACCTGCTCCCCGGCGGCAAGGTCTACCGTGACTCCTACAGCGTAAACATGTCCTACGGGTGGGAGGTTCTCATCGAGGCCACGATTCTTGCCCGGGTCTACGATTTCCCGTTAGATCAATCTGTTGGCGTGACTCCCACGGTGAACAAGGCAAACCCCCCATGGCCTCCCCCCGGATGAACAAGTGGCAGCGCCGAGCGTAAGCATCACGAAGCAGAGCGCCGCGGCGGTGCAGGCCGCGCAGGCCGCGAACGGCATCCTCGCGATCATCGCGCCTTGTTCGAGCGCCGCGTCGGCGCTCCCGTACAACGTGCCGACCCCCTACAGTCAGAGCGGGCCGGGGAGTGCATTTCAGGTCGCATGCGTCGAGGGGCCGCTGCTCGAGCGCGGCACCTACGAGATGGCGACGGCGAACAAGCCGATCCTTGCCGTGCGCTGCACCGCATCGACGCCGGGATACTTCACGAACCCACTCATTCTCGGCGGCGCCGCTGGGCAGGCTGTCGTGGCCGTCCCGTCGAACGGGCCGCCCGCGCACATCACGGTGACCGCGCATGGCGTCCCCGCAACGCTTCCTGGTGGCGCGACTGCAATCACGGTCACCATCACCGGCGCCACGGGCGACACGGCCATCGACGGCACTTGGCAAGCGACGTATGTGGACGCGAATACGCTGGCCCTTGTCGGCGTGACGGGCTCCGGAACGTACACGGCGAGCTCGGCCACGATTGTATGGACGGGCCTGTTCGTTTCGATCGCAGGCACCGCAGTCCCGTCAATGGGAAGTGTGGCGGCCATCGCCGACGAGTATGCGGACGTCCTTGTCAAGGTAAACACGGGCGGTACGCTCGGCACCGGACCGATCACGCTTCAAGCCTCGATGGATGGCGGCAACACGTATTCTCCGCCGGTAACGATCACGAGCGCACTGACCTTCACGCCGGTCATGCCAGTGACGGGCGCCTCTACGGGTGTACCGATCACCCTCGGCACGTCGACGGAAACCCTTGTGACGGGAGACTTCCTCCGCGTGCACCCGGTCCCCGCGCAGCCGAACTCGAGCGACTTGGTTTCCGCGCTCGCCTCGCTTGCGTCCACCGAGTTCGATTGGGATCTAGTGTTCGTCGAAGGGTACACGACGTCCACGCTCTTCGGCGTCGAGGACGCATGGAGCACGGCGCAGGCCGGCTCGGGGGTCTTCCCGCTCTTCATAACGAACACCATCCACCGGAACATCCCGGCCGGGCAGACGGACGCCGCGTTTCAAACCGCCGTCGTAGCCGTCCTTGCGGGCTCGTCGTCGATCAACGTGTGCCCGAACGCGGACTACTGCGATTACACCTCGGCGATCACCGGAGTAATCAAGCCGGTTCCGGTCGCCATCACGGCGGCGGCTCGCCTCGAGTCGGTAGGCATCGGCGTCGACGCGGCGGCTGTCGTGACGGGGCCGCTCCCCGCATCGATCAACATCACGGGGACGAACGGCCAGCCGAAGTGGCACAACGAGGGGACGCAGAGTGGCCTCGACTCGGTCTCGATCGGACTCGGAACGCTCCGCACCTTCAGCGACCGCCCGGGCGTCTACATCACGAACGAGTACATCCACTCGGGCACTGGGAGCGCCTTCGTCTTCGCGCAAAACGCAAGGGTCGCGAACGCCTGTTGCGCGGCGGCTTTCTCCGCGCTGACCGACCTCCTTTCGAGCGGCTTCGATCGAAATCCGAAGACGGGATTTATCCTCGAGAGCGAGGCGCTTCGCATCGAGGCGCACGTTCAGCCGGAAGTTGACCAGGTGTCTGCGGGCGCGGTTAGCGGCGTGCAATTTGTTCTGAGCCGCTCGGACATCAATCTTGGAAATGCGCCTGCAACTCTGACTGGTTTCGTGTACGTGCAATCGTTGCTTTACGCCAAGTTTTTTGTGGTTCAGCAGGCCTTCACCCAGGTGGCGCAATAATGGCAGCCGGACTCGACGCAGCGCGCCTCGCTGGGGTAATCCTCAGCGGACGATCGACTACGGTTCGGATCGACACGATGGGTCCGTTCGACGGGATGGTTTCTATCGCCCAAGGCGCGAAGCGGGGCCGTAAGACGTTCAAGGGCTCTCGTCGCGATCTTCGCCCGGTAGGCGTGACCGCCGGCGAGATGGAGAACCCCGTCCTCAAGATCACGTTTTCTGCGCAGACGGTGCAGCTCGTTCGCGAAGGCCTTGCAGCACTCGAGCCGAACGGCACGAGCTACGGCGACGCGGTCGGCTACACGATTTCCTACACGCTGACCGAGCCGGTGTCGGAAGCGCTCGGCGTCCCCCCCATCGTCTACACGTTCGATACGTGCTGGTACGACGAGGAGAGCGGAGACTACCCTGTCGATGCCACGGAGCTCAAGGACGCCATGTCATTCGGCTTCCTCGGGATGTCAGTCAAGACGTCTAACGGAATCTTCACCCTGTTCTCGAGCCAGCAATAAATGGGCACCCTACATCACCTCCCCGACAGTCGAGCCCGCGTGGCGCGCGGTGTGGTCCGCGGCGTCGACCCGTCGGACGGCGTCGTCAAGGAGTGGGTCCCCGCGTTCTGCTTCAACTGCGGCGCTCCGGATGGCTACGTGACGACGACGGCGCGAAAGGTCACGAACCTCTGCAACAAGTGCGTCGAGAAGCATGGCGTGCCGGCGGGCCTCGTCGCATGCGGACCCGACGAATGGCAGGAACGGATCGCGGAGGCGACGTCAGGCCTTTCGGTCGAAGCCATCGCGGAGAAGCTCGATGACCCTAACTCGCTGCTCACGAAGCTGGCGGGCGACTATGCGCGCGCATGCAGCGCGAGAGGAAACTGACATGGGCGATCCGATTCCCGACAAGCCTGCTTGCGACGTTCCCGGGTGCGGAGCGGTGGCGGATCAATCGTCGACCGGCGAAGAGGTGGACCACCTCGAGCGCGCCGCAATCCCGCACATCAACACGTGCGCTCATCACATCAACTTCCCGCACTCCCCCGACGGCGCGGCTTTCGCGGCGACGGACAAATACCGAAAGCGCGTAGGAGCCTAAGATGCCGGCGTATTACTCTGTCGTACCTGGAGCGATCCAAACCACGAACGCGACGCCTAACACGGAGAACGATTCTCTCTTCGTCTCGCCAGGCACGGCGGCTCAGTGCATCGTTCGCTATATCCACATCATGGGCAAGGCAGGCGGCGCGACGACGCTCTCCGCGCTGACCGGTCGCCTCAAGGGGTATCCTACTACGGCGAGCTCGGGCGGGACCGCGATCACTCCGGCACCTACTCCGACCGCCACGGCCGCCGCGAAGAGCTCGGCGGGCTATGCGACCGGCGCCGTCACCTCGGGCACCGGCACTCTCGTATTTTACCGCGAGGTCTCGTGCGGGGTCTCTGGGTCTGATACGTGGATGGCATCGCGCGACCTCGACGACGCGCCCCAGCTTCAGCCCTCCGCGACGAAGAGCCTGGACATGTTCGTCTCCTGCGCGTCGGCGAGCACGACTTACGGTCAGGACATCGGCATCGCCGAGTAAGATCTGTCGATGCGCACCGACGTCCTGCTCAATGAGACGCCGGATCCGACCGGGCTGCTCATCAACTACCGAATAGCCCTTTGGCTCGCGGTGCCGCCGCTTGCGCAAACGCCACTCCCCGGCTTCACGTCGCAGGTGCCAGTCCAGTCTGGTCAGCCCAGCGGATCCACGTGGGCCGTCGCTGGAATTACCCCCACGGAGCTCGCAGCTCTTCAGGCCGGCACGTACGTCGAGCAAGTCGTTTCGTTTCCGATCCCGCAGGTGCTCTTCAGCGACGCCGGCGCTGCCGCCTGCGTCAATGCATGGTACAGCTATTATCAGGCCAGGGTAAATGCCGCGGTTCCGCCAAGCGTCGCGAACTACATCGGCGCAAGCGGCAACGTCACCACGCTGACAGCCGCGTCCAACGGACTGTCGCTACCGCAAGCGACCATCACCGTCGCATCGACGGCCGCCTTCCCTTCGTCCGGCGCGGCGTTCGTCGTGACCACTGCCGGTATGCAGATGGTGCTCTACACCGGGACGACGCCCACCTCTCTCACGGGTTGCACGCAGGGCACCGGCACCATGGCGACCGGCGGGAACGTGTGGTCTTTCACGGCTGCCTAGGCGGTAAGCCGTGGCCATCCTCCTCGTCCAGGCCGCGCCGGGCATCGGCTTCCAGTATTCGCCGTCGATCGTCACGTTCACGAACCCGATCGGCGCCGGGCATCTTCTCGAGATCATCGTTCAGGGCTCGGGTACTGGGACGCCGCCAAACTTCACGGTTACGGACAGCTCCGGAAGCGGGCAGATCTGGCACTTCGCCGTGGGGACGTCGGCGACAGGGACCTTCCCGGGCGCGGAAAAGTACTACTGCTACAGCTGCGCGTCCGGGTCGTACTCGATCACGGTCACCAACAATTCGTCAGGCTCGCCGGTCAACTTCGAGTGCGACGCGCTCGAGTGGAGCGGAATCCTTGCGACGAGCAACCCGCTCGACCAAGTGGATCACTTCGAGAGCGCGGGTAGCGGCACCGTTTCCGGCAATCCGGTTACGACAACCGCAAATGGCGAGCTGATCTCGGCCACGGTCTTCTCCACCGCCGACACGAGCGGCTTCCCGCAAGTAGGTACAGGCTTCACGAGCGCGTATCTCGGAAGCGAGTTTCGCCAGCTCGAGGAATATATGATCCAGGCGACGGCCGGGAGCGTGACCGCCTCGGGCGTCATTCAGTTCAGCTACTACGCCGTCGTCACCACCACCTACTTCGCTGCGGGGGGTGGAGGCGGAGGAATCGTCGCCGAGGACGATGGGCCGCGGATCGCCTATTCGTTCGCTTCAGATCTCGGGCTCTATGTGCCGCGCGGATCGGTGGACGAGCTGCCGATCGCGGGGACGGCACTCGCCGCAGAGGAAGCCACGGGGCCGCTCATCTGGATGCCCGTCGACTATGGTTCCGTTCCCGAGCCAGCCACCGATGAGCTGCCTGCGCACCCATTTGAAGAATCGTCGCTGACGATTCGGCCGAGTGACGATGTCGCGGCCCCGGCTAGGCAGGTCAATTCCGACGATGTATCCGGCACGCTCTTCGCGGCGCTCGAAGGGGAGGGGTCGACCTTCCTGCCGCCGCAGACGATCGACGCGAGCACCCTTCCGGAGCCGTGCGAGGATCATTTCAGCGGAGTCCGTGGGCTCGAGGAGTCTTCTCTCGCGATCTCTTCTTCGGTGGTCGACCCCATTCCGATCGATCCATCTCCCGAGGATCAGCTCAACGCTTTCGTGTCGCCATTGGAAGAGGCGAGCCCTCCCCCCGCTGTCCCCGCGTCTCCCGATCTACCGTTCCTTCCCGAGCCGAGCGACGACTTTCCTCCGCCGGCGGCGTCGACCCTCGCGGTGGAAGAGTGGTCCCCCCCCGTTCCTGCGCAACCGGTCGTAGAGATCCCGCCCGTTCGAGCTCAAGAGGATACGGTTCACACCTCGGTTGCGTCGATTGCCGCCGAAGAGCAAGGTGCGGTGCTCACGCTGGCCGACGCATGGCAGGGAGCGCCATACGCGAGTCAAGAGGAGCTTCCGGCGCAAGCGGCGCTCGACGACGCGTCGCGCCCGTACTCGTTCGCGCAAGATCCTCAGCCGGCGAGCATGTTCTCACCGGGCGAGGACGTTCTTGGCCAGATCGCAATCGAGGAGGCATCCCCCAAACTCGTGAGCCCCTCGGATGCGTCGCCCACTTCCTATTTTTCGACTGGGAATGATGAGCGACTCCAGACGGCGCTGGCGGATGAATCTGGCTACATATGGCCGCAGTCCTCTGTAGAGGTTCCTTCGTACCCAGCCTCGCGCGAAGACTGGATGGCGAGTCCCCCATCCCCATTCGGGCTAGATGACGCGCAGTCGGCCATTCTTTGGCCGCAAGATCTCGATCAATGGCGAGCGACCGTGGCGTCCATAGACGACGAGTTCTTCAAGCTCGTTGCGACGGGTATCAACTTACCCGGCGCCATTTGCTCGACGATGCCATCGATCTCCGTAACGTGCGCGGCCGTCCCTTCAGTCTCGGTCACTTGCCAAACGGTGGGCATCGCCCCCGCACCCTGATACGGTAAGCCTGTGCAATTCGGACGCGCAATCATCGGAGCCGGCCCCCCTTACCAGTGCCAGGCCGTGTGCGTCGAGGGGGCGAGCGGATTCGATTGGTCGACGGTCACCTCCGCCTACTTTTCGGTAACCTACCCAAACGGCACCGTGGCATCGTGGCCCGCGGTTGTGACCAATCAGATCCCGCCGAGTTCGGGCAACGACTTTCAGAGCTCGGCCACGCTCACGCACGTCTACACGGCGGGAACCGACCTTCCGATGGTCGGCAAAACGTACGCAGTGCCGATGGGGGTCTGCCCGGCAGGCACTCTCGAGGCGGAGGCCATCGAGATCACGGTTGTGCCGCGCTTCTAGGCCGTGGCATGCTGTCCGAATGACCGAACACAAGCCCGCCATCGGCGCCATCACCGTAGGTCCAGAGCCTGGCTCAAGAGAGGCGCTCATCGCAGCGGCCGAGAAGGCCGCGAAGGCGATGGCCGAGCGCAAGGCGCGCGCCCAGGATCGGGAACTCGCGCACCTCGTCGAGTTCAACGAGCTAATGGAGCGCTTCTCTGGATCGCACGGGGAGGCGAACGTCGGGCGCACGTGGGAGATCATCGACTCCCTCGAAGGCTTCGTCGTCGTCAAACGGCTTGCGCTCACGGAGATGGATTCGTGGGAGCAGACAGTCGCGAAGGCGATCAAGTCCGGCAAGGAGGTGCCGACGGTCAATGAGACGCTGGCCCATGTTCTTTTCGGGCTCCTCCACCCGGACGAGAAGACTTTCCGCAGGTGGGTGCATGGGGACGGGACCACGCCGGGGGCTGAGGCCATCGTAAGACTCAGCATGAACCACATTGCGAAACTTCACGGTAATTACCTGGGCGAGCTCCGGTCAAAAACATAGCGGCGCTTTCCCAGGCCCGGAAAGACGTCGCCTTCGCGGCCGACTGCGTGCGCGCCCTGCACTTCCGTGAGGAGCCGAAGGAAGGGGAGGTTGACAAGGCTTGGGTCGGGGCTGCAATCGTGGCCGATCGCGGGTAGGATGAGGCGATGGCTTCGGAGGAGGCGACTTGGTCCATTTCCTTGGGCGGCGACGTCAAGGAGGTGTCGGAGGATGCAGCGAAGGCGCTCGAAGAGATGCGCCAGCGCGCAAATCAAGCCGAGGAGGCCATCAAGAGGGGGTCTGCTGCGCTCCGGGGGCTGCGCGGATCAAGCGACGAAGTCAAGACGGCCAAGGAAAAGCTGAAGGCACAGATCGACGCGGAGCGGACCGCGTTCTCCAGTTCGAACCTCGAGATCCTGAAACAAGGCTCGAGCCTCAAGGCGCTGAACGAGCGCACGGCCCAGCACCAGAAGGAAGCGCGCGCGACGGAGCTGGCGCAACTCAAAGCAGCGGAGGCAGCCAAGCGCGACGCCGATCAGAGCGAAGGCCTCAACATGGGTCTTCTCAAGCTGCTTGGCGTCTCGCGCGAAACGCGTATGAAGATCAACGAGCTCGGATCCGGCTTCACGGCGGCCGAGCTGGCGAGCGCGGGCCTCGTGGCTGGCTCTCTCGCGCTCGTTGGGGCACTTGTCGGCGTGGGCTATGCGGCGGCTTCGGCAGCGACGTCGCTCGTCAAGTTCACGATCGCGGGCGCGGACACGAACAAGCAGCTTCAGCTCTCTCGGCAATGGATCGCAGGGTCCGCCGAGGACTCGGCGCGGATGGGCGACCAGATCGACCGCCTCCGACAGAAGATTCCCCTCACTACCGAAGAGCTTTCGAAGCTTTACGCGCAGACGCGCGCGGGCCTCGACGGCACGCGGGTATCCGGTCAGGGGATTCTCGACGTCGTCGAGGGTGTGGGCACCGCGAGTGGCGCCGGGGCTTCTGCGGCTGCTGCAAAGATTGACGAGATCATCCGTCGCGGTGCCGCGTTCGGCCGTACCGGAATCAACATCGGAATGGGGCCTCTGGCGCGCGCGGGCGGGGAGCTCGCAGGGACCGGGCTCAAGTCCGAGGACGTGACCGACGCTCTCGCGGAGGACATGAACATCTCCGTCGAGAAGGCGGCCGCGATGCTTCGGCGTGGCGTGGTGCCAATTGGCGCCGCGGCGAAGGCGCTCCGCGAGGCGGCCGAGAAGGACTTCGGCCAGATCAACCTCGCGAAGATGGCGACCGCCGACGCGATCACGAACAAGTGGCACGACGACCTGATCGCCCTCACGCGCGGCGCGGTCCCTGGCCTGCAATCTTTTTGGGAAGAGGTCGGCAAGATCGAGAGCGTCTTCAGTACGACGACGACGAGCGGGTATGCACTCAAGCAGATCGTCTCGAGTCTCGGGACCTCGCTCGGCATCGTCTCTAAACGCGACGGGCCAGAGCTTCAGACATTCCTGAGGCTTGCGATCCTCGAGGCCACGAAGCTAAACAACGCCTTCCTTAGGCTCGAACTCCAGTACTTCAAGACCTTTCCGAAGAAGGACTTTTCTGCGGTCAAGGTGTTCGAGGCAATCCGCGACGTGGTCAAAGAAATCGCTCTCGACATGGAGACGATCGCCACGATGTACGGGCAGGTGAAGGGCATCGTCGAGACGGCGGAAAAGCCTACGGACAAGCTACTTAGCCTAGTCCCTCAAAGCGTGAAGGATGCCGCGTCCAGCGTCAATCCGTTTGCTGCGGCCGGCAGCTTGCCCGGAGCGCTTGCCAAATCGTTCGGGTCCGCACCGGCAGTAAGACAGCCACTCGCGGTCCAGCGCGACGAGCCCCCGCCCACTTTCGGCCCTCCTGTACTCGCCTCGCAGGGCACGACCCGACAGCCCCTATCGCTGGTGCGCGATCGTCCTGTTGCCGTCGCGCCCGCGCATGCTGCCGGCGGGACCGTCGTGCAGCCAGCGCCCGGCGAAGCGTTCGCGAGCGTTGCGCCGGGTGAGACCATCGTCCCTCGCGGCGGCTTCGGCGGCGCGCGCGGCGGCGGAGCATCTTCGATCACCATCCCGATCAACCTCACGATCCAAGTCAACGCGCACGGCACACACGCGAAGGAAGTCGCGGCGGCCATCCAAGCGTCGAGCTTCCTCGCGGATCTCGAGCACGCAATCGCAACGGTCCTAAAGGGCCAGGGTATCCCCACGCAAACCGAGGCGGCATGAGCAACGAGACTCCTCCGCGCATAGCCAAGAACGCATCGGGAATGCGGGGCATCGGCCCGGAAGCAGACATCTTCTACCTTGGAGGCTCCCAAGTCCCATTCTTCTGCGAGCTCGTCGACGGTTCCCTACGGGTCGCGACTGACTACGACATCCGGAAGGCATACGGTCTGAATTGGGCGACCGCTGTTCCGGCCGGCGTCCAGCTCGCCGTGATGAAGTTCCATATCAACGTTGTGGGCGCTGCGGACTCTGACGCGTGGACCGGATGGTCAACCATCCTCACCCCCGCGGCCCTTCAGAGCGGCAACGGCGGATTCAAGGCGCTCGGCTTCTTCCACGACGAGTGCAGCGGCCCCCCATGGAACGTGCAGGCCGTCCTGACGTCCGAGGTGGTCTATCTCGGCCAGGTCGAGAGCGGGCGTAAGGTTTATGAGGTCTCGTTTATCGAGTGGAAGCAGCCTTTGCCCGCTGCGGCGAGACCGTCACAAGCGACGCCAGCGACGGGCGGTGGCCCCCCGCAAGCCGAAGACGCGCTCGGGCAAGAGCAGCTCGATGCGACGGCGGTAGGGCAAAGTCTCGAGGACCAGATCGCGCTACAGTCAGACGCGCCGTGACCGCACCGCAAAACATCCAGCTTGGCGCCGTCCGATGCGTGCGCGCGCGACTCTTCGCGCAATGGCGTGGGGCTTGGATCGTCGACCTGGACCTCGACCCGTCAGGGCAGACCGTCACGGCTGCATCGGTCCCCACGGGCCAACAGACCCTCACGATCGGATCGAACATCTCCCTCGTGGGCACGCCGGATCCCCTCGCCTCGGGGCGCTGGGTGGGCGGCATCCAGCTTCGCCTAGTCGCGGGGGGGGGCGGCTGGGATTCGCAGGTGCCTGCCCAGGACTTTCAGAGCTCGGGGGGGGTCTCGGCGGTCAGCGTCGAGAATGCGACCGCGGCGCTCGTCGGCGAGACGGTGAACGACCCACAACCGATCTCTCTGGGCCTCCGATGGGAGAGGATGGCCGGCCCCGCGTCGCGCATCTTCCGGAACCCTGACCGGGACTGGTACGTAGACGGCAACGGCGTCACCCAGATCGGCACGTGGCCCGCGGCGCAGCCGGATCCCACCGTCGAGGTGCTGACCTTCGACCCGATCCGCCAGGTCGCTACATGCTCGGCCGACGCGCTCATCCTACCCGGCACAGTGCTGACTGACACGAGCTCGCAGCCCCGCTGGGATGGGCCGCTGACCGTCCGAGACGTCGAGATGACATGGGACCACAACGGCACCCGCGCCACGTGTTGGTTTTCGCCGGTCGCCACCTCTCGGCTTGCGGCGGGACTCGCCTCGATGGTCCGGGAGTTCGCTGGCGTCGCGAACCTCAAGAGGTGGATCTACACCGTCGTTTCGGTGAGCGGATCTGGACTCGGGACAACGCTCAATCTCCAGGCCACGGCGAACCCGGACGGCTCCGCGAGCGACGCGCCCCCCCTCGCCAATTGCCCGATGTGGCCGGGCCTGGCGGGGCTCTCCTGTTCCCCTGCGCTGTCCTCGCACGTAGCTGTCGTGTTCCTCTCGCCCGGATGGTCCGATCCGGTCGTGGTCCACTTCGACACCACGCTTCCCACGGCGGCGGCAATCGACGCGACCGGGACCGTCTCCGTCGGTGCCTCGGCTACCTCCGTGCCCATTGCCGGTGGAGGCCCCCCAGCGGCGCGGCAAGGGGACACGGTAACCGTCCTCTTCCCTGGCCTCATCCCGATCACCGGGTCGATCGGAGGCGTCCCCCTCGTCGGCGGGCTCATCGCCATCGTCTCGCCGGCCATCGGCCAGATCTCGACGGGCAGCGGCAAAGCCCAGATCGGCGGGTAGGGTGGGCCTCCAATACGTCGGATCTGTCTCACTCGGCGCACTCGTGCCTTCGGTCTTCTCGCTCTCGGCCGTCGTTGGCTACCTAGGAGGGGAGCTAACGGGCGCGATCAACATGTCGCTGAACGTGTCGATCCTTCCGCCCAGCATCGTGGCTACGATCACGCTGGCGGAGAGCATCCTTGCGAACCTCCAAGACTCGATCGCCATCCCCTACCCGCCGACCGTCTCCCTTTCTGCAAGCATCAGCGCCCAGATCGCCCTTCTGGAGGGCCTCATCGCAGCCCTAAACCTGGCCCTAGGCCCCCTCACGGCGGGGGGGATAGACGCGTGGACGTGGTCCGGGCAGGCGGGGGAGTTTGGGCCCGCCCTCTCTGTGGCCCTTGCGGCCGGCCCCCCCTCTGGCGGCGGCCCCCTCGTCCAGAGTGGCGGGATCGTCCTACTTGCGCACACGCCAGCAGCTTCTGCGGCACTTTCGGCTTTCTTCAGCGGGGCTTGACGGTGCTAGGCTGAGCCAACATGGCGGCTCACTCGATCGGACTCGCACGCTCCCGGAGGACGCGCGAAGTTCGCGCCCGCACCATCGACGTCAGTAGACTGCCGAGAAGCGAGATAGCCGAGGGGGCGAAGGCCTATCCGGAGGCAGTCGAGGGCCACCCTCGGACGCGTGGGGAGTGCGCCAACATCGTGCGCCCATGCCCATACGTCTCGTGTACGCACCACCTCTATCTCGACGTCTCGCCGCTCACCGGCTCGATCAAGCTGAATTTTCCGGACATGGATCCCGACGAGCTCACCGTCTCGTGCGCGCTCGACGTGGCGGACGGTGGGGGGGCGACGCTCGAGGAGACGGGCGTGATCATGAATCTAACCCGTGAGCGCGTCCGTCAGATAGAATCGGTCGCGAAAAAGCGGATTCTACCGCTCCTGCCCCGAGGCCTGCTCTGACGTGCCCACCGTTCTCCCGATCTCTTCCACGGTGCTCTACTTGCAGCCGTCGGGCACCTACCAGGAAACGAGCTCCGGGGTGCAGGGCGAGACCGCCGTAACGGTGCCGATCACGGACGCCTTGTGGTTCGATGACATGGACCCCAACGGGGGAGAGACGTCCAGCGATCTCCAGTCTCTCACTCAGGATTGCTACCATGTTTTGCTCGAAACGCTCGGCTCGAACCTTGACGACCCGACGCGCGGCATCGGGGTAGAGAACGCACTCTCCGCGTCCTCCACGGTGCTTCTCGCGATGCCTTCGCAGATCGACGCTCAGCTCTTGCGCGATGACCGAGTGCAGTCCTCCACTACGACGCTCTCGCAGATCAGCACGCTCAGTTGGGGCCTGAAAACGAATGTCGTTCCGGTCGGCGCGGTGCTGCCCATCACCTACAGCTACTCGCCCTCGCAGGGGCTCCAGGTCGTGCCGCAGTGACTCCGCTCGCGCAATTGCTTATGCCACCCACGGCGGCGAGCGTTCGCGCGACCGCCGTTTCGATGCTCGTCTCGCTCGGCATCCCGGCGAACAAGTGGCGATCTGGGGGGGGATGGTCGAGCCTATTGACGGTCACGACGTCGCTGTTCGCCTCGGTGATCGGACAGACGGTTTCCACGTTCCTGTCGGCGCAATTCATTACTCTCTGCCCGCCCGCGCTCCTTCCCTTCGCGGCGCTCTACCTATACGGCGTCGCCGTCAACCTCGCCACATTCGCGACCGGCGCAGTCTCGCTAACGAACCCTGGCGGAGGAACGTACAATATCGGCGCTCAGCAGCTCGTACTCGCGAACTCCTTCTCGGGTGTCACGTACACGAATCAGCAGCCGTTCACGCTCGGCCCCCTAACGACGCTCGCGAACATCGCGATCCAGGCAAACACGATCGGCGCCGTAGGAAGCGCGGTGCCTGGCCCAGGCGCGGGCTCGGTTGACACGGTGGTCTCGACGCAGCTCTTCGCCGGCACCCAGGTCACTTGCACGAACCCCGCAGCGATTACAGGCCTCGACGCGGATGCCCCCTCGCTCATCGTGACCAAGTGCCTAGCGAGCATCGCTGCGCGCTCCTACTTCGGCCCCGACGGCGCCTACCAGAACGCTGTTCTCACTGCGAGGAACGGCGGAAATCCAGTCAACATCAATCGGTGGTCCGAGTCGAACAATCCAAGCACCGGTGTGATAACCGTCTACCTCGCGGCCCCTTCGGGAGCACCAACGACAGGCGACGTCGCCGCAGTGCAGGCCCAGATTGCACAGGTCGCTCAGCCTCAAGGGATCACCGCGATCGCGCAGTCTTGCACCGTCGTTCCGATCACCGGGCCGATGGCGGTGATTACGGTTTGGGCTAGGGGGGCGGGCGGGTCAACGTCCCCGGCAACCATTCTCAACGAAGTGACCACGGCTCTCGTTGCGGCGCTCGCCCTCTACCCCATTTCTGGGATCGCGCAAACGCAGGGCGGTCAAGGGTACCTCTATGCGACCTTCGTGACTGGCGCGATCAAAGCAGCGGACCCACTCATCTTCGATGTGCAGGGCTTCGCCTCCGACCTCCCCCTCAATCCAGGACAGGTCGCGGCGCTCACCTCGGCGACGATCATCCAGGTCCGGCAGGTCCCATGAGCGCGCCGATTCTCACCGCGAACGTCCGTCCGTGGACCACGCGGGTCGCCAACTTTATACCGGCGTGGATGGCGAACCGGCCTGCGTTTCAGCAGGCGTTCAAGGTCATCTGGGTTCACGCGCTCCTCTGCGACGTGGCCGTTCAGGCCGCCCTCGATGGGATGCGCGCGGCGTGGCCTGGCTACGACAGTCGAACGGACAACCTCGCACTCATCGGACAGGCGCGGCAGCTCTTGCAGGGCGAGACGGAGACGGCTGCGAGCTTCGGCGCGAGGTGCCGCGCATGGCTCACGAACGCTCAGACGATGGGCGGCGACATTGGACTCGCCACGAACCTCCGCGCGTGGATTGCGGGCAACCCCGCCGTCACGGTGATCGACCGGTGCGCGAGTATTGCGCAGGGAGGTCTCGGCGCTCGCTACACGATGATCTCGAGCTCCGGCGTCGTTACGCAGCAGTACGCGGCGTTCGACTGGGATTCACAAAGCAATCCGGAACGGCAGACGTATTGGTGGGACTCGTGGATTGTTGTCTTCACATCTGGCGTCCCTAGCGGCTACTACGTGCCTCGTACGACGTGGCCGAACACCATCTCGTGGGACCCAGCTCACGGCTTCGGGATGAACACCACCCTTCTCGAGGCTGACACGATCCGAGGGCTCGTGAACG